CGAACCCCGAACCTAACTGCCGTTCACGCCGATCAAGCGCGCGGTGCCGATCGGATTCATCAGGGCAATGGAGCAGTACCACTTGACGCGATTCCGGCTGGCATCTTTCGTTTCCAGCGAGCCGATGCGATCCACCTGAATGCCGCCACTATGAATGCCCATCACGCCGGTGTTCCAGCCGAACTTGAGCGCATAGACCGTCGAGCAGATAGTGCCGCTCGTGCCGACCGCTTTGGTATCGGGGATGTTGTCGTCAATCTCGACGGGGATGCCGTCATACCAGAGGACCATTCGCCCGAACTCGTCCAGCGCGGACTGGAGGATATTGCCCGCCGACCGCCGCAGTTGGTTGAGATTGCGCCGCGACCGCCGCGACATGAAGAGGACATCGGGCCGTCCCGGCTTCACGGCGTCAATCAGTTGGTCCATCAGGGAGAGATTGAGCGCCGCACCGTTCGCCCCGGCGGTGATCGTCTGTGCCGCCGCTGCCGCGCCAATCCGCTTGTCAATGCCATCAAAACTATTGGCGTCCACACCTGTGTCGCCACTGAAAAACGACGCGTTGAACTGGTAGGCGACCGCCTTCGCCTTCTCATGCAGCACGACGGCCTGAATGTCGTTCTCTTGCGTGAACGAGCGTTCGAGGTAGTTGTCCACATCCGCGTCACCACCGAGAATCTTCAGCGTCTCGGTCGTCTGGTTGAAGGTCGGCGAACTCTCCGCCCACGTCCCACCGACGCTGTTGAAGGCCACCGTCGGCAGCGCCGTCTCCTGCGGATAGGCGAGCGCCGAGCCGACCACCTCCATGAAGGGCAGGTAATTGAGCACCGCCGATTCCGTCACAATCGTTTCGATCACGCCCCGGATCAGCATGCTGTTCGTCAACAAACTTGCCTGTGCCAGTGTCAGTGCCATTGCTCGTTCCTTTCAGTCACTCGGAGTAACGAGTCGAAAGTTAAAAGTAACAAGTAACAAGTAACAAGAAGGATGCCGATCTGATACTTGTTACTTTTAACTTTCGACTTTTGACTTGTTACTGCTCCCTGAGTCCCGCCGAAATCTTCGCGAGGGGGGAGAGTCTGGCGATGTCCACGCCGACGGGGCGGCCACCGCCGCCCGCCGCGACCGATACGGCGGCATTGGCCCGTTTGACGGCCTCCTGAAATGCCACTTTGGCCGGTGCGATACTGGCGAGGATTGCGCCGACGGTTTCGCCGTCAATCAAATCAGGAACCGTGTCAGGATGCGCTTCCGCAAGCGTCGCCCGAAGCGCCTGCCGCTCCTCCGCGTTCAGGATGGCGAATAATGCCGCGCCGCCCGTGCCCGCATCCGCCGTCGCCGGGCCGCCAATCTCCGTCACCCGCGAGGGATTCGCCCCGGCTTCCGTCACCGTGATCTCGTCCATGCCGCACTCCTTTCATGGGTGCGAAAATGGGGCGGTGTCACCCGCCCCACGCTTGTTCTCTCCCGGTTTGTTCCCCTCCATGTGTGCTGTGTGCTGCGATCACCCCCTTTCCAATCCTCGTCTGCGTAGGGGCGCGGCTCGACGCGCCCTCCCCGGATCATCGCGACCTTTCCCACGACGACCTGCCACGGCGAGAGGGCGCGTCGAGCCGCGCCCCGACGACGCATCACGTCATCGCCCTCGCGAAAGCGTATGATCTCCTCATTGTTCATTGCTTCCCCGCGCGATGCGGTCGCGGAAGTCGTGGTCATCGAGGGCGCCGATGAGGGCGGCGCTCATCAGGAGGTCGTCGTGCGTTTCGGGATCGGGGACGCTCCACGCCATCTGCCGCCCGACGCCGGGGCGGACGGTGAAGGTACAGGCCGCCACCTGCCGCCAGAACCAGCCCGTATCGTCCGCGCCATCGTCGAGGTAGTCCTGATAGCGGCCCGCCGCGATTGCCGCGAGGAGCCGCCAGCCGAGGTCGCTCTTGCTCGCCGCCGTGAAGACGAAGGGTGTGACGGTATCGGGCGGCAAGGACGCGCGAAGCATCGCCGCCAGGCCATGCCCAATGCCCGTCGCATCCACGACGACCGGCGCGCAGTCCGGGTTCGCCCAGACACGCCGCGCGAGGTCCACGATCTCCTCCGCCAGAACGACGTGGTTGACACCCGTCCAGACGCGGCGATCCACGACGCGATACGACGGCAACTGGCGCTGCCACCGTCGCGGGACGAGCGTGCAATTGCGCGTCTCCGGCGGCACGATTGCCACGACGGTCAGCGCGGTACTGTCCCGCCGCGTCTCGTGCGGGGAGACAAACCCGTGCCGCCCAGTCGCGGCCTGCGCGCCCGCTTCCTCCGCCTCCCCCGCGACATCGAGAAGGAGCGCGTAGTGCGTGCTACCGCCGACATCCGCGCGATGCTGACGCGGGTGCGTGCCCCGCATCTGGGCCTGCTTCGCCGCGTCGAAGAGCATCCCGGCGTCGTCGAGCGGTTGGAGGCAGTATTCGGTGCGGATGAAGGGGTGCTGCTCGCCCAGTTCCGCCATCCGCCGCCGCACCCGCGCCCCGTATGCCGGGACTTCTCGCGCCACGGCGCGCCAGTCGGCAGAGAAGAGGACTGAGGACTCCGGGTGCCCGCTGGGCGGCATGAGGACTGAGGCGGGATCGGCTACCCGCCGTCTGCCCTCTGCTGCCTGCCGCATTTCGCGAGCGAGGAGCGTGTTGCGCGTCCAGACAGTGCCGGCGAAGACGGTCGTCGCATTAGTGCTCGCGCCCATCGGGTCGAAGACGGCGTCCCACCGCTGCGGTTCGATGTCCTGCGCCTCGTTGGCGACGAGGAGGAGGGAGGCAGTCGCGCCGCGCGCTTGCGCCATCGGCCCCGCCGAGACGAAGCGCGCCGACGCCCGCCCAACGTGGATGATGTGGCCGCCCTCCGTCTCGATATCCGGCGCGAAGAGCATCGCCGCGTGCAGCCGCTCCTCGATGCGCCGCAGGGTGATCTGCCCCTGCGGCACGAGTGACGGCGCGGCAACGACGATCTCACCGCCGTGCAGCTGCCGGTGAATGAGCAGGAAGGCGATCACCTGCGCGAGCAGTTCATCCTTCCCCGCTTGCCGCGCGAAGACGACCGCGAACGACGCGCCGTCACCGGCGAGGGCGGAATGGATGATCGCCCGTGCCGCAGCGAGTTGATAGGGGCGAAGCGCCGCCTCCGGCCAGACCGTCCGCGAGAACGCGCCGATGTCGTGCAGCAGCCAATGGAGCGCGCGGTCATCTGCCGTTGTCACCACCTTTCACCCTCCCCGCATCCGCGTCAGAATATCCACGAGGACGCTTCCGGCGATCAGAAAGAGGAGGTTCATCATCCGGTCGCGCATCTCCCGCACCTCCTCGACGACATCCTCGACCATCCGGCGCGTCACGGCCTCCTCGACATAGAGGGAGAGATCCGGCCTGTCCGGCGGTGAGGGCGCCGCGTAGGCATCGCGGCGGCGCCGGTAGCGGGCGCGGGTTAAGCGGCGTGTTGAAGAGGTGTTGAATGGTGATTGCATATGCGAAGGCCCCCTTGTCGTCCGCCGCGCGGGGCGGACATTCATTCCTGTTGCGCCGTGCGCTGCGCCGCTTCCTCGCGCGTCATCGCGTCCAGCGCGCGGTGGATGACTGCCGCGAGCGCGTGGGCACTCGCCGCTTCCGGCTCGCGTTCCAGCGCCTGTTGCGCCTCGACGGCACGGATCAGCACCGCCATCACGCGGGCCGCGTCCGGCGCTTGCGCGGCGGCCACCCGTCGCTCGGCCTCGTCGTCCGAGGCGATAGCGCGCATAATGGCGCGCAGTTGCGCGATTTCCGCGTGCAATGTTCCTCGATCGCCCGCTCGCTCCATGCCGACCTCCCGCGATGCAGAACAAATGTTCATGTACTTAATAGCCGGAAAGCGCCCTAGATGGACAAATCTTGGTAATTCTATACAACTTTTCTCCGCAAACTTTCTATAGCGAAGTTTCAAAACGCGTTGGAGTGCAGCCTAACAGTTGACACCATGATTTTCGTGAAGTACAGTATCAATCAAGAGTATTGGAAGCGATGATCCGACGCCCGTAATGTGGTCACCTCGGCGTTTGGGGAGTGAGTGGTGAACCCGGCCAGGAGCGCGACGAGCGCGGGGTCGGGATTTTTCTTTTTGTGCGCATGATGTGACGACGGGCCTCG